AGTAATCTTAATTAAGGAGGGATTATGGCAGACACAGTAACAGGACCAACTATCATGCAAGAAAATGATGTTAGAGTGGTTATCAAAATAGTAAATCAATCAGACGGAACAGGTGCAACAACAGTATTTGGAGATGTGTCAGCAATGGCAAATAATTCAGAAGGTGCTTCTTGTTTACACTTAGTATTACAAAGAGTATGGTTTTCAGCTCAAGGTGGAGATGGTGGAGATTCTTACGCACGTTTAGATGAAGAAGACGATGACGGCGACATACCTATTATTGGTTTAACAGGATCTGGTTATTGGGACTTTAGAGAATTTGGTGGATTAAAAACTGACAAATCAAACAACACTAACCAAAGTGATGTTAACCTTGTAGTTCCAAGCACAGCAGATGCTGCAAACATGTACACGGTAATAGCAGAATTTAAAAAGTTATATTAGGAGGTAACTTATGGCCAACACAACGTCAGGCACAGTTACTTTTGATAAAACATTTGCTGTTGATGATATTATCACAGAAGCTTATGAACGAATAGGTTTACAATCTGTTTCAGGTTATCAATTAAAAACTGCAAGAAGATCTTTAAACATTCTTTTTCAAGAATGGGGTAATAGAGGTTTACATTATTGGGAAGTTGCAGAAGCTAATATAGATTTAATTGAAGGACAGGCTGAGTATACTTTTTATAGAGCAAGTGGTGATGGTACAAGTTCTGTAACAAATCCATCTGGTATTTACGGTGTTGCAGATATTCTTGAAGCATCATTAAGAGGAAATAGAACTCAAACAACTCAAGCAGATTCTGGATTAACAAAAATAGCTAGATCAGCTTACTCAGCTTTATCAAGTAAACTTTCTAAAGGAACACCATCACAATATTTTGTTCAAAGGTTCGTGGACAAAACTACTTTAACAGTTTACCCAACAGCAGATTCTTCTAATGCATCTAAAGACATACATTTTTATTATGTAAAAAGAATACAGGATGCTGACTCAACTTACACTGATGCAACAGATGTGCCTTATAGATTTGTACCTTGCATGGCATCTGGATTAGCTTTTTATTTATCACAAAAATTTGCACCACAGTTGGTACAACAAATGAAATTACTTTACGAAGACGAATTAGCAAGAGCTTTAGCAGAAGATGGTTCAGCTTCTAGTACTCACATAACCCCTAAAACTTATTATCCAAATATATAATTATGGCATACGCAGCAGGAAAATACGCAAAAGCAATATCAGACAGATCAGGAATGGAGTTTCCATATAATGAAATGGTTAGAGAATGGACAGGTATGTTAGTTCATGTATCAGAGTTTGAAGAAAAACATCCACAACTTCAACCAAGACAACATGGTGGTGACCCACAATCATTATTAAATGCAAGACCGGATAGAACAGAAAATGCTGTTGCAACAATATTAAAACCAAATCCTTTTGAAACTATTGCAGCTTCATCAGGAATTATAAATGTATCAGAACTATCGCATGGTAGATCAACAAGTGACACTGTAAGATTTAGAGGATCACCCTCTACTGCAGGCACGTTTGCAAACCCAGGATCTTTTGATGGTATAACAGGATCAAACATTGCAAAAGCTGCTGGATATTCTATTACAGTTGGCAAACGAGATTCTAGTGGAAACATTACCAACACAACAGATTTCTATCACTTTACTGTAGACACAGATACTGCTACAAGTGGTAGTACATCAGGAGGAGGAGAGAATTGTTCGGCAGGTCCGGCAACTCTAACAGCATAATGGCAGGAATAAGCGCATCAGGATTAAAAACACAAATAAGAAACTATACAGAAGTTAGTTCTACAGTGCTATCTGATAGTATTATAGAAAACATTATTTTAAATGCACAATATAAAATTTTTAGAGATATACCAATTGATGCAGATAGAAAAACATCTACAGGTAATTTTACAGCAGGAACAGGAACTGTGACTGTACCAGCAGGAGCAGTATTTATTAGAGCGGTGCAGGTTTACACTGCAACTGGATCTACTTATACTGGTGCTAATACTTATTTAGAAAAAAAAGATGTAACATTTTTAGAGGAATACATTTCAGCAACTACATCTACTGGAACACCTAAATATTATGCAATGTTAGATACAGGAGCAACTGGAGAAAGCTCATCAAACTCTGGATCTATAATTGTGTCACCAACACCAAGTGATACATTTGCATATAAAATACATTATAATGCAGCTCCAACAATATTTGAAAATAATGATACTAATTATATTAGTATGAATTTTCCAAACGGTCTGTTATATTGTTGTTTAGCAGAAACTTATGCTTTTTTAAAAGGACCCATGGATATGTTACAACTATATGAAGGAAAATATAAAGAAGCAGTGCAATTATTTGCTGCAGAACAAATTGGAAGACGAAGAAGAGATGATTACACAGATGGTACTGTTAGGATACCTATACAGTCACCACCACAATAGGAATTAAATTATGGCATCAACATTTACAACACTTGGTATAGAAAAAATGGCAACCGGCGAGAATGCCGGAACTTGGGGAGATAAAACTAATACCAATCTAGACATCGTTAACACAGCCATATCAGGTTACGTAGAGCAAGCAGTAACTAGTGGTGGTACATTAGCATTATCAATTACTGATGGTGCATCTACAGCAACAGCACAAAACGCTGTTATAAAATTAACAGGTACAATAACAGGTAATTCTATTGTAACTGTACCAGATTCAGTAGAAAAAGTTTATATTGTAACAAACGGCACATCGGGTGCATACACAGTACAATTTAAAACAGCATCAGGAACAGGTGTAACTTTTGGTGTATCAGAAAAAACTACAAAATTATTTTATTCAGACGGAACAAATATTGTTGATGCAGGATTTAGTGGTGGAACTGACTTAGATGGTAAAGAATTAATTTTAGATGCTGATGCAGACACAAGTATTACAGCAGACACAGATGATCAAATAGATATTAAAATTGCTGGTGCAGATGATTTTCAATTTACAGCAAATACTTTTACAGCACAATCTGGAAGTAGCATTGTTGTACCAGAAAGTGGTCTTACTTTTGGAAGCACAGCAATAACTTCAACTGCAGCAGAATTAAATTTATTAGATGGAGTTTCTGGATTAGTACAAGCAGATTTTACAAAACTAGCGGCAGTTGATTCAACTGCAGCAGAATTAAATATTGTTGACGGTGGAACGTCAGCCACATCTACAACAGTTGCTGATGCGGATAGAGTTGTTTTAAATGATAATGGCACAATGGTACAAGTTGCAGTTACAGATTTAGCTGCATACTTTGACGATGAAATTACAGCAATGCCTAATCTTACATCGGTTGGCACACTTACAACTTTAACAGTTGATAACGTAATTATTAATGGTTCTACTATAGGACATACTGGAGACACAGATTTAATAACAGTTGCTAGTGGAATCGCTACAGTAGCTGGTGAAGTATCAATGACAACATTAGACATTGGCGGAACTAACGTAACATCAACAGCAGCAGAGTTAAACATAATGGATGGTGGCACATCAGCTACATCTACAACAGTTGCTGACGCTGATAGAGTGGTATTAAATGACAACGGTACAATGGTGCAAGTAGCAGTTACAGATTTAGCTGCGTACTTTGATGATGAAATTACTGCTATGCCTAACCTTGTCACTACCGCTGCAACAACAGTAGGTGCGTTAAACTCAGGGTCAATTACTTCAGGGTTTGGAACAATTGATACAGGGTCTTCTACAATTACAACAACAGGATTAATTAGTGGTGGTTCATTAGATATAGATGACGTTTTAATTAATGGAACAACAATTGGACACACTGATGACACCGACTTAATAACACTTGCTAATGGTGTTGCAACAGTTGCAGGAGAAATTTCAGTAACAACATTAGATATTGGTGGAACTAATGTAACTGCAACAGCAGCAGAAATTAATTTAATAGATGGTGGTACTGCAAGAGGCACTACCGCAGTTGCAGATGGAGATGGTTTACTTGTAAACGATGCTGGCACAATGAGAATGACTAATGTCACAACATTAAAAACATATTTTACAAGTGGTGTATCTTCAGCAGCAGATGACATAACTATTGGTGATGCTGCAGTTACTTTATCAACTTCATCTGGAGACATTACAAT